TGTTTCGGTGTTGTAGATTGTGCCGTCAGGAAACTTAGCTTCCTCTGTCCACGAACAAATACGCCAACCCTCTTGTTCGTCAAACACAACAACATAATGGTATTGGTTCATTATGCGTCCACCCCATTATCACTCAACACAATACGAACAGCGTCATTAAAATCATCTGTCGTAGCCCAACTATCCATAGTCTCAAAAATCTGAGTCATCATTTGGTCAGTAACCTTAGCTTTGATGTCGTCACCCAAATAGTCAAGGTCGTTCCTTGAATAAACATCAAAAAAGATGTCGTCATCAAGGTTGTAATTTTTTTGTAATACTTTTATTGCGTCTTTAACTTTCATTATTGCACATCATCACAATAAACAAAGCCGACCATTTCCAACTCATCAAGTAAGTCAAAAAGATTGTCCCAAATCTTATTCATACCTGATGTTGCTTGGTTAATATATTGCACAGCCTCTTTGTATTCGTGTATATCTGTTACTTTAACTTTCATTTGCTATCCCTAGCCTTTCGTTAATCGTAGCCCCTATTAGCCACGAAATCTAACCTATTGCGCTCACATCACGCCTGTCAAGCACATTTTGATAACAATTTGATAACAATTAGCACCTATGCTTACGAGCCAACCTCGTAGCCTCCTTGTAATACATATAACCCCGTGCGCTCACGGCATAGGTTATCGTCTCGCATTTAGCGCACCAAATAATATACGGGTGCGATCCGTCCTCGCGCGTTATCGTTGTCCCCACACGCAATTTGGCGCGTTGTCGTTGCCCCATAATTTTGTCGTCCTCTCTCAGTAAGTAGGTGAGAGACGCGTTAGGGGCGCGTCCCTCTCGTCAATAAATCCTTTAGATTATCCCTAAACCTTGCCCGATCCGTACCACTACCACGGCAACAGCTCGCACTATTGCGTATCCCATAACCACAACAAGCAAGGCCGTCAATATGTCGGCCACAAGCTCGCCCCGTGGGGTAAGTTGCGCGTTATTGTTGCCCACTATGCACGCACCTCTTCAATGATTAGCGCGTTAGCGTCTAACTCTTCACAATACGCGCGAGCCTCACGAGCTGAACCAAAAGTACCAGCCGAGCTCATTTCAACTAATCGCCCGAACCCTTTATATCCAACAATCCAACTCTTACCCTGTTTATTAACAAAATAAAGCTCACGAGCGCGAGATGTGCCACGCCTTGATTGTTGCCACACCTTGCCCTCGCAATCCTTAGCTTTAATGTTCCATTTCATAATTAACCCTTTCCCTATCTAATCGCTCACCCTAAGCGATTAAGAATAACCCCGAGAGCTCACCCATCGGGGCTAAACTTAACTAATTAGGCGTAAATTATGCTTTCCAATTTTTCCAACACATCAACACCAAAAACACGCAAAAGCTTGTCCGTGTTTTTCTTAATAGCCTGATAGGTCTTAGTTGTGTTCTTATCCCACCCGAACTCATCACCAAAATCATCTAGCCCGTTTTTGATACACATCAGGTCACTAATCAGGCACTCCATAACCCCGTCAAGAGTAGGCGCGTTCTTAATGCCTCGCCCTTGATAAAACCATAACCCCATTGTGCGCCCCTCGTAAGATATTTTCACCCTGTAATGGAAAGAGCTTTCCCACATTTCGGGGGCGTAATCGTTCCAATCCTCACGGCTTGAAAACTTAACACCTAAGCCGTCCAGATAGCTTTTAATATCTTGTTTTTCTATTGTTTCCATATATTGCCCGATCCGTTTCTTATCCCTAAGCTCTAGCCCCTAATGACTAGACCAACACCCCGAGAATACAACACCCTCGGGGCTATGGTCAAGCAACTAAAGAGGATTCAACAACCCGAGACGAGCTCGCGCCTCGGTCATAGCCACACTCACGGCGTCACTATGGGTCAATCCATCAACAAGCTCTAAGTGCTCTATGCGCTCGTCACTCGTTTCTAACAACACGGCAAGAGTTTCACGCTCGGTCATTAGTAACCCCACTCTCCCTAATGTGAACCCCCTACGAGCTCACAACTATCAAAATACTCTCCAAGCTCTCATAAGTCAAGCTCATTTGATTACAATTTAATAACAATAAACCACACCCCACAGCTCACAGCTCACCCCTAAATAGCTCCCAAGATAGTCGCCCGTTTCGCCCTCATAACTATATAAATAAACTAATTGCGTCCTATAAATATGGTTATTGTTCCAGAATTAGGGGCACTATGCCCCCCACACACGCCCCCGACTAACCCTAACCCTCAACTACACGTACAGACTTACAACTATGAGGGGGGATTATTAAACAGCCCCTCGCGCGTATACTTACTCTCTTGTGTAATATTTTTGATAAACCTGGGTGGTGGTGATCTGGGTGTTTTTGGCGTGTCGGGTGTCAAGAAACGGGTGTATTGTCGCAGGTCAAAGAGGGTGCGGGAGAAATTGTAAACTCCCACCCTTATATATAGTAGAGGGGCTTTTTAAAGCCCCGCCCCTCTACCGAGCTTGAGGCCCTAAAGGGCCGATAGCTTCGCTTCACTGGCGTTTCGCTCAGCGACTAAGCGAAGCGAGGTCGCTCACTCACTACATTCGGTTCGCTCCTTAGGGGTTTTTACAAAAATTTTTTTACCTTATGAGTTGTTATGACGGGCCATTCTTTTACCTAGAGGAGTTTCTAGTCTTATGCCTAAACAGCAGGACAGTCTCCATTTAAGACTTGCAGCAGGTAAGACTCTTGATTCTACTGAGTCTAAGTCCAGGCTGCTTGAGATGATAGCCAAGGGTTTCAGTGTTGAGGATGCCTGTAAAGCTGTTGGTAAGTCCAGTAAGACGTTTTATTATTATACTAAGTCTGACCCCGATTTTGATCGTGAGGTTAAACTTGTTCGCGCCCTTAAAGCCAGGGGTGGTCAAATCTCTGATGAAGACAAAGCTATGTCTTTTAGGGATTTTCGTAAAGAGTTTATGAAGTCTGAGACGTTTGCTCATCAGCAAAACGTTATTGACTTGATTGAGGATAAGACTCCTTCTTGGTTGCACCCTTCTATGCTTTTTGAGCAGGGTGTTAAAAACTATGTGCTAGTTAATATGCCTCCTGAGCACGCCAAGTCAATGACAGTATCCATTGATTACATTACCTACAGGATTTGTGTTGATCCTAATGTGCGTATCAAGGTTGTGTCTAAGACACAGACTATGGCTAAAGAGTTTTTGTATGCTGTTAAGCAAAGATTGACTTCCCCATTCTATGTGGACTTACAACGTAGGTTTGCTCCGGCTGATGGGTTTAAGGCCACTTCTGATAAGTGGACCCAGGACGCAATTTATATTGAACGTGAGTCCGGCGAAAAAGACCCAACTCTTCAAGCTCTTGGTATTGGTGGGCAAATTTACGGTGCCCGCGCTGATCTTATTATTCTTGATGACTGTGTTACTTTGTCTAACTCTGGTGAGTATGAGAAACAGATTAGATGGATTCAACAAGAAGTACTGACACGTATCGGTCCAACAGGTAAATTATTAATTGTTGGTACACGGGTTGACCCGATTGATATGTACCGTGAGCTTCGCACTAATGACAGGTATCCTGAAGGTAAGAGTCCTTGGACTTATCTTGCGATGCCAGCTGTTTTGGAGTTTGATGAGAAACCTGAGAATTGGATTACTCTTTGGCCTCAGTCTGATCGGCCTTGGGCTGGCGACCCTGTGGATCCTGATAAAGACGGCCTCTTCCCTAGATGGGATGGAACTAGACTAAAGCAACGCCGCTCAGTTTTGGATGCTAAAACTTGGGCTATGGTTTACCAACAGCAAGATGTTGAATCTGAGTCTGTGTTTTCTGCTGAACTGGTTCGTGCTTCTGCTAATGGTATGCGTGGGTGTGGTCCGCTTGTTGCGGGTGCCCCAGGTTATCCTGCTGATGTTTCTGGTTTTTATACTGTTTGTGCTATGGACCCTGCAATGTCTGGGGACACTTTCACTGTTGCTATCAGTGGTGATCGTAATACTAAGAAACGTTATTTGTTGGATGCCAGCCGTATGCCTGCTCCTACACCTCAGCGTATTCGTGAAATAATTTTTACTTGGACTGAGAAATATAAACCTGCGGTTTGGGTTATTGAGAAGAACGCTTTCCAATTGTTTTTAACTCGCGATGAAGAAATTAATGCTTTCTTGCAATCAAGGGGTATACGTCTTGTACAACATTACACGGGCAATAACAAGATGGACCTTGAATACGGGGTCGCTTCTCTTGGTACTTTGTTTGGCTCTTATAGTCCTGATGGTAAGCCAGCTAAGAATGCTCTTATTGAGTTTCCGCGAGCAGAGTCTGAGGGTGTTAAAGCACTTATTGAACAGTTGATTACTTGGTCTCCTGGTACAAAGAATAAGCAGGATGGTCCTATGGCTTTATGGTTTGCTGAAACCCAGTTAAGGGATTATGTAAACCAGCAAGGTAGTTATGGTAAGACTTGGGTTCGTAACCCTTTTGCTACACCAATGGATTTGGCTAAACGCCAGGTTGTTGATTTGGAAGAGTATGCACGCAAACAGCGTGCTGTTAATTCAGGATGGTATTAACAATGGCAATGCCTAAAAAGAAAATTAAAAAAGATAGACCTAGTAATCCTATTAAGAAAAAAGAAAAACCTAAGTACGTTTCTAAAGAAGATGCTTTTAAGAATCCTTTATCTAAAAAAAATAATACATATAATGATACAACTGGTAAAGGTAAAACTAGAGGTACTCTTCGTTTAGATGGAGATATGGGTATTTATGGTAGACCCCGTTCATTAAACAAAAGAGATATGGTCTAATGGCTAGAGATATACAAGATATTGCTAACGCCTATCAACAACTAAAACAGCGTTACGCAAACCGTGATGCCCGTTGGGGTGACGTACTTGAAGTACGTAAAGGAAACATAAACCAAGTATTCCCTGGTTTGTTCCCTGCCGAATACCCTAAACCTATGGTGGCAAACTTTATTGACGTTGCCGCAAGAGACATCGCTGAAGTAATTGCACCACTGCCTGCTATTAACTGTTCAGCAACTAACGCTGTATCTGATCGTGCACGTACCCGTGCCGACAAGAGAACAATGATTGCTGCCGGCTACCGCGACACTTCACGTCTACAAGTTGAAATGTTTACCGGTGCCGATAGATATATTACTTTCGGTGCCCTACCTTTTATTGTTGAAGCTGATTACGAAAACAATGCCCCACGTATCCGCATAGACAACCCTATTAACTCTTATCCTGAGTTTGACCGCTTTGGTCGTCTGTTGTCTTACACAAAACTTTACATTAAAGCTGCACAAGATCTTGTTAACGATTTCCCAGAATACGAATCCGTAATCCTTGGTAAGTTTGAACAACGTGGTTCTATGCGCCCAATACAACTTGTGCGCTATATGGACAAAAACGAAACAGTTCTTTTCTTACCTGAACGCGCAAACTACATTTTGCAACGTGCTAAGAATCCTCTTGGTAAACTTAATGTTGTTTTCGCTGTACGTCCTGGTGTTGACTCTGATGAGCAACAACGCGGCCAGTTTGATGATGTTCTTTGGGTACAAGTCGCACGTGCCCGTTTTGCTACTTTGCAACTTGAGGCGGCACAGAAATCTGTTCAGGCACCTTTTGCGCTGCCGGCAGATGTTAACGTCCTTGAAATGGGACCTGACGCAACTATACGTTCTGCATCTCCTGAAAAGATTAGACGTGTTGATTTAAATGTGCCCCCTGGATTATTTACCGAATCAGCAATACTTGATCAAGAAATGCGTATGGGTGCACGTTACCCTGAAGGTAGACAAGGCGTAAGCCAAGGTTCTATTGTTACTGGTCGTGGTGTTGAAGCCCTTATGGGTGGATTTGATACACAAGTTAAAACAGCACAATCAGTTTTAGCTGAAGCATTAAAACAAGTATTTGAACTTTGCTTTGAACTTGATGAAAAACTTTTCGGTAATATTGAAAAGACTGTGCGCGGCGTAGATGCTGGCGCACCTTATGAAATCACCTATACCCCCAAGAAAGATATTGATGGGGATTATACGGTTGATATCACCTATGGACTGATGGCCGGATTAAACCCCAACCAGGCTTTGGTATTCGGACTCCAAGCGCGCGGAGACCAATTAATTTCCCGCGACTTCCTCCGCCGTCAGATGCCTTGGGAAATAAATGTTACACAAGAAGAACAAAAAATTGAAATAGAAAAACTGCGCGATTCACTCGTTGCAGCAATAAGTGGATACGCTCAAGCGATTCCTTCATTAGCAACACAGGGTCAAGATCCTGGTGAAATATTAAGTCGTATTGCAACAGTTATAGCGGGTAGACAAAAAGGTCAACCTATAGAGCAGGTAATCGCGGAAGCGTTTGCCCCTCAAGCACCGCCACTTTCTGCTGAGGCTGCAGCCCCTGGTATGGAACAACCCGTCCCCGGTTCCGCAGGTGAGGCTCCCTCCGGTGGTGCTTCAGGATTAAGTGCAGCAACTGGTGGTCCACGTGGTGTGGCACCAGG